AAACGTTCCCGTGAACAGCTAGACACAGTGTTTCAGAATCCGGCGTTCTTTACGCAAAGCCAACCTGTTGTTCGAACTGGTCAGGTAGCGGAAAAAGCTGGAGAGTTTGCCGATACCGCTATCAACCAGCAACTTGGTTTGCGTCAGTCGGCGCGGGATATGGATGATATTGTTGCCGACTTGGCAGCGCAAGGCCGTGAACCTTTGTTGGCGGCTCCTTTGGTTAATACGTTGCGACAACAAGCCTCGGCGGAAGGCGTTCGCACTAGTTCTGCGCGCCGCGCGCTGCTTAAGTTAGCTAACGAAATTCAAGGCAGCGCCGATCAAAACGGTATGCTTAGTCCATATGATTTGTACACGCTCCGCAAAGAAGCCAGCGACATCGTTGAAAAATATGTCGCATCGTCGGCGCAACCATCCACAGGGTCAAAAAAACGGGCTGCGGGTTTGGTTATCGGGTTTAAAAATGCGGTTGATGAGGCGTTAGGCCCAGAATTTAAAGATTATCTGACGCAACACCAACTCGGTATGCAAAAAGTCAACATGCAAGAGTTGGGCGGCGAGGCCGCGCGGCTGGCCAAGGAAAGTCCGAACGAGTTTATTGCACTGATGCGCGGTGAGCGTCCGCAGATTGTTGAAGATGTTATGGGTAGAGGTACTGGCCAGTACGACATCTTCGGCATGGCGCTGGCAGACCCCAACCGCTTCAGGGCGCTTCAGCAGTCGGCTAATGAATTGGGTGTCCTCAACCGCATGGGTGAACTGAGCAGCCAAGGCAGCACGGCAGCCACCGAACTGATCGGGCGCGAACGTCCGTTTGTGTCGCGGGCGCTGACGCGTGTTGGCTTGGCAGCATTTCCGCCGGCCCGGATCGGCGCCGACGCGGCGCAAGTGGCACTTGCCAGCGCACTGAAGCCGCGGGTGCAGCAGCAGTTGGCAGAAGCCGCTGTCAGCGGCCCGAACGCGCTGGCGCTGATGAACCAGTACCCATCGTCGCTGCGGATGTCAGAGGCGGTCAGCAACTTGTCGCCAGGTATGCGGAACGCCCTCGCACAACTGCTGCGTAGCGGCACCATGAACTACAATCAGTGAGGCGCTGACGTGACGACCATCGACCAGACCGAAGCGCGGCTGAACACACATGAGGAAGTGTGCGCTCTGCGCTATGACGGCATCAGCGCCCGCCTGAAACGCTTGGAAAATATTGGTGTGGGCGTGGCCGGCACGATCATCATGCTGCTGGTCACTATCGTGATGAAGATCGGCTAACCACCGCGGTCTGAAAGACTGCTTTGAGGGTGACTTATGGCAGTCAATCAGTTCGACGTTGACCCAGAACAAGATGCTAAAATAGCGGCTGCTGCGGTCGAGCATGGCAGCCAGAACATGGCCGCCGTTGCCTTGCAGATGAGCCGTAGTGCGGTGCAGAACGCCTGCCGCCGTCATGTGGCGCGGACAGCCGCTGTTCTGTCGCTCGACACGCCCAAGGCAGACCCACTGCCGCCGTTTGATCTGCCGTTCGCAGAGCGGCTGGCGTTGATGAAGAAGCGCAACGCGCTGCGGATCGCGCACGCACAGGCGCAAGCCTGGCAGACCGTGCGTATACCGATCAAAGGGCCATACGCCGTCTGCTGGTTCGGCGATCCGCACCTCGACGATCCGTACTGTGATCTAGTCGGCTTTGAGCGTGACGCCACCATCTGCGCTGAAACCCAAGGGCTGTACGGCGCCAACGGCGGGGATAGCATTAATAATTGGGTAGGCAAGTTGGAGCGCCTGTACGGCGAACAATCCGCCACGGTGTCAGAAGGCTGGGAACTGGTCGAGTGGGCGTTGAAGGATCTGGGCGTCGATTGGCTGGTGTGGATTCTGGGCAACCATGATACGTGGAATTACGGCAAACGCATATTCGACGGCATGAACACCGAACGCATCCTGATGCGCGATTGGGATGCCAAGCTGCAACTCGTCTCGCCGTGCGGCGGCATCACACGCGTCTGGGCGCGGCACGACTTCAAGGGCCACTCGATGTACAACGAGTTGCACGGCCTGAAGCGGGCGGCGATGATCGACGAACACGCCGACATCTACGCCGCGTTCCACCGGCACACGTTCGGCACTGGCCAAGGTGAGTTTGCAGGCGGGCGGCGCTACACGCTGGTGCGCGCCAAGGGTTACAAGGAGAGCGACGACTACGCGCTCAAGGGCCAGTTTGCAGAACAGCGCAGCGGGCAGTCAGTGGTCACGGTCATCACGCCGCGCGACGGCGCCGCCCCGGCGGTCAGCGTGTTCGAGGACGTGCAAGAAGGCGCGGCCTTCCTGACGTACAAGCGCAAAAAGGCTGGGTTATGATTGACCTTCTGTGGTATTATACCTTCCGGTACGGAAAAATCATGGGCGTTACACAATGAGCATTGTCCTTGGCCCCCGGTCTATCGCCCGCTTGCAGGACGTGCATCCTGATTTGGTGCGCGTTGTCCGCCGCGCTGCTGCCCTGTCGAGTCTGGACTTCACTGTGCTGGAAGGGATTCGGACGCTACCCCGGCAGAAGCAGTTGCTGGCGCAGGGCGCAACCCGCACGCTGAACTCCCGGCACCTGACCGGTCACGCCGTCGATTTGGCGCCGATGATCGGCGGCACCGTGTCGTGGGATTGGCCGCTGTACGACCGCTTGGCCAAGGTGGTGAAGGCGGCGGCGGATCATGAAGGCGTACCCATCACCTGGGGTGGTGATTGGGAAAGTTTCAAGGACGGCCCGCATTGGGAACTACCGTGGAAGCAATACCCCAAAGGAGATTGATATGAAGATGGTTTCTTGGATTGTCAGCCGGCTGAAAGAGCCTAGCACCTACGCCGGCGTCGCCAGCCTCGCGCTGGCGCTGGGCCTGACGGACGTGCAGTGGGAAGCCATCTCCGCTGCGGTTGCCGGTCTGGCTGGTCTTGCCGCCGTGTTCCTGATGGAAAAGCCTGAGGCGTGATCAAATTCCTGACGCTCTTGCTGTCGCTGCTTGACCGGGTGTTTACCGAATGGGGAAACGCCAAGCAGCAGGCGCAAGGGCGTCAGGCCGCGCAGGAGCAACTTGATGCAAATGTTGCCAAGGCTGAAGCCGCTATGGACGCTGACGATCCCGCTCGTCTTGACCGGCTGCGTGACAGGTTCGACCGCGCTCGTCGGTGACTACTGCCGCATTGCCAAACCTATTGGTTATGATAGCCGGACCGACGCCGCTGAGACGGTGAAAGAGATCGAAGCCCACAATTCTAAGTGGGTTTGTGTGTGCGAATCAGACTGTCCCGCCACCGCTCCAGATACCAAATAGCCTTGCCGATTTCCTGCACCGGCGCGTCTTTGTGGCCCAGCCTGCTGACGTATTTCAGCGCGTTGCCGCGGCAGTAGCCGGCAAATTCTTCCGGCGACAGCTTGGCCTGCAGGTAGTCAATCGTCTCGATGCCGCCGACCTTGTAGTGGTCGGGATTGACTGCGTCCGTCATGCGCCCAGCCTCGCCATCAGTTCGGCACGCTCCCGCGCATTACGCAGCATGGCGTACCGCTGGTGCAGGCGGCGCACGATTCCGATGCGGCGGCGCGTTGCCATCTCGTCATCCAGCAGGCGCTTGACCTCGGCCTCCGACATGGACGTGAGCGTGGCGGCCAGCGACCGCCAATCAACCTTGTTCATTTTTCAGTTCCTCCATCGCAATGTCTGACACGGCACGCTTTTCGTGAAGGGCCGCCCAGATGCGTTCGTCAATCGTTTTTTCGGTCAACATCACGTAGACCCACACCGCATGGCGCTGACCGCCGCGGTGCAGGCGTCCGACCGTCTGCTCGTACAGTTCCAGCGACCACGGCAGCGACACGAACACCATGTGGCAACCGCCGTGCTGGAGGTTCAGACCGTGGCCGGCGGACTTGGGATGCACCAGCAGCAGTTCGACCTTGCCTTCGTTCCACCGTTCGATCACGTCCTTGTCTTCAATGGTCTGGGCGTGCGGGAAGCGCCGGCGCAGTTCGGCCAGTTCCTCCTGGTAGTTGTACACCACGATGGTGTTGGCGCGCTGGTTCTCGTCCAGCAATTCCTCCAGCCGGTCAAACTTGTGGGTGCTGAACCAATGCACCGGCGTCGGCCCCTCGCGGTTGTAGATAAACCCGCTGGCCAGTTGGCTTAATTTTGTCGTCACCGACGCGGCGTTCTGGGCGATCACGCGGTCGTCGCCGAACTTGACGACGTAATCGCGCTTCATCTTCTCGTATGGCCCGCGATCCGCGAGGTTGACCCGCGTCTCAACGACATGGCACGGCGGCAACTTGTCCTTGTAGTCGCCTGGGTCAAGCACGAACGTCGCAGGCTTGATCCGCGCCATCACCTGTTCCAGCGCGCCGGGTGCCGGCGTCCACTGGCCGAAGTCGCGGTTGATGCAGATGAAGTACTGCTGCATGAACGCGCCCTTGGCGCGGCCAAGCAGCGGCTGGTCGATGATCTTGCACTGACCAAACACATCCTCAAGGCCGTTCGACGTGAAGGACCCGGTCAAGCCCCAGCGCACCTTGATCGGCTCCAACAACTTTTCCAGCGCCTTGAAACGCTTGCCGCTGGGGTTCTTCAGCCGCGTCAATTCGTCAAACACGATGCCATCAAAGCCCGCCAAGTTGGTCAGTTTGTCGAGGTTGTCGTAGTTGATGACGACCACTGATGCGGTGCTGGCCAACGCAGCGTTGCGCTGCGCCGGGGTGCCGACCGCCAGCGCCGGCGTGATGCTAGACCACTTCGGTGCCTCGACCGGCCACACGTCCGTGCAGACGCGCTTGGGCGCAACCACCAGCCACCGCTTGACCAAGCCGTCGTTCAGCATCGCCTGCATGGCTGTCAGCGTGATCGCGGTCTTGCCAGCGCCCACCGGCGCCAAGATCATCGCGCGGTCACGCTCGTACAAGAAGTCGGCGGCGTCGTCCTGGTAGGGGCGCAGTCTCAGGCCCATTGGTCTGCCATCGCCGCAGCAATGCCTGCGTATGTTTCGCTGCGGATTTTCCAGCGGTCGTCGCTAGGCGGCAGGCGGTTCTGGCCGCTGTCGGTCTGGTTCGCCCACCGCTTCTTGCCGTTGGCGATCCGCGGCTCAACAACCGCGGTCGGCGTCAGCAGCGGCAGATTCTTCAGCCACAGGCACGTCGCCTTGCTGGCGTCGTGACCAAACTGCCACGGCTGGATCGTCTGGTCGGCCTTACGGATGCGCGTGCCGATGCAGCCGATGGGGTTCTCCAGCGCGATGCGCGGGATCGGGGCGTCCAGAAGCAGCCGCACAAAGTCCAGCGCGTCCTCGGTCATCTGCGCCCGCCCCGGCACGCGCTTGTTCCAGTGCAAGCCGCTGGAGCAAAGGTAAGTGCATGGCGGATGGGCGATCATCAAATCCCAGCCGTCGCCCAGTATGTCGCGCACGTTGCCTTGGTAGTGCGGCCCTAGTGCGTCGGTCGGCAGCAGATCGCACGACAGCGCGTCGTGACCGCCGGCGCGGAAGGCGTCGCGTACCGTGCCGCTGTATTCGCAGGCAACAAGAACTTTCATTTTGCCCATGCGTCCACATCCTCTTTTGACCACAGCAATGCGTAGTTCTGGTTCATCTCGGCCATGTTTTCGGCGAATATCTCTTGCAATGGCGACAGCCGCCCGCCGGGCTTCTTCATTTCCACGAACCACGTCTGGCCGTTCGGCAGGCAGGCGATGCGGTCAGCCACGCCCCGCTGCGTCACGCTGCGGAACTTGTAACTGTACCCGCCCAGCGCCTTCACGCGCTTCACGAAGTAGGCTTCGATTTCTTTCTCGGTCATGGTGCTATCCTATGGGTGCAAACATTCTGTTGCAAGGGCCAAGCAAAAAGAAACCCCCGGCGCAGTGAGGCACGCCGGGGGCTTCCATCATCAACCGCGCTGGTTTGGGGTGCGCTGTTGATGAATCCCTACCACCTTCGCCCCGGTGGTATCAATGTTTTCTACCATTCGGCGAAGGTCGGATTTTGAATGAACCCGCGCGACCTCCGGTGCTGCGAAGATATGCCTCTTGGTTTGGAAGTCCACCGACCCCAGCCGCCCGCAATCCATCCAGCCGGCTTCCTTGAGCGCGTGCAGCAGCGCCGCCTGCGGCACCTTCACGCCCGCCGGAACCTTGCTGTCCGCAACCAGCAGATCGCACAGCTTGTGGAACGGCCCGCCGATAACGCCCGACGCAAACGGCCCAGACCGCAGGCGCATCATGTCCACTAGGTAGCTCTCGGCCACGCTCATGCCCTGCTCGACCATGTTCAGCTTCCACTCGGTCACCGGCGGCGCGGCGGCAGGGTTGAACGCCGACACATCGCGCAGATGCAGCCAGGCCGCGATCTTCTCGTAGCCGCCGGCCTTGTACCAATCCCACAGCACCGCCGCTTCGTCGGGGTGCATCCGCGGCGCGCGCGACCACACGCAGAACCATCGGCGATCCTGCGTCGGCAGCGTGATCGGCAGCGGGTCGTTCGTGAACGCCACCACCTGAACCCGGTTCAGCATCTCGTAGGGGTGCAGGCCCTTGCGGTTGATGACCAGCGTCTCTGGCGGTGCGGCGATGATCGGCTTGAGCTTGTTGGCCAGCGCCCGGCGCTCCTTCGCCTCCGGTTCGCGCAGTTCGTTCAAGATCAGGACTTCAGCCTCCAGGTTGTAACCCCACTGGCTGTTGATCTCGCCCGTCTCGATGATCGACCGGTTGTGCTGGTGCTTGCCGCCGATGGCCCACAGGAACGGCGCCCACATGGTGTCCTTGCCGCTGCCTTCGTCGCCGCCGTGCAGCACCGCGTGGTTGATCTTGATGTTCGGATTCTGAACTTTATAGGCCATTACGTTCAGAATATGATCAAGCTCGGACGGCTCCTCGATCAGACTGCGGCAGTGATCCAGCCACGGCGTGATCTGTGCGTCACTGACTGACAGCGTGGCGCTCATGTCGGGGCGGGCGTTGACCCAGCGGTTGCCGTAGACCAGCCCGTCACGCGCCACCAGCACGTCCTCGCCGGCGGCGTAGGTGATGCCGGTCAGCGCCTTGGCGCCAAACTCCTGCCGGCGTTCGTCGTAGTAGACCGACGCAGCCACTTGCCGCTTGCTATTGTGGATCGACCGGCAATCGACGTGGCGGAACAGCGCGTTGAAGACATGGCGCGGCACTTCCTGGCGCGTCACCATGTCGAAGTAGCTGTCGTCGGACTGCACGTAGGCGAAGCGGTCGAACCACTCGGTCTTGGTCAGCCGCCCGGCTTCCTTGCGCTCGACTTCCCTGACGGTGATGGCGGCCTGATCCGGGAACGCTTCGGTCGGCGAGATTTTCTCGGCCATCAGCCGCATCCGTTCGGCGATCAGTTCGTCGCGCAGCCCTGGCGTCACGGTCGGGCCGCCGTTGTCCGACACCCACTTCAGGAACGTCGTGCTGGTCAGGTCTTGGCAGTGGCCGTGATAGCAGCAGTAGGAGCGATCCAGCGGCTTGTAGCGGCCCTCAATGCTGCCGTCCGAATGCGCGGCATGGTTGGGGCAGACGACGCCGCACCAGCCCTCGTTGTTGACCCGCGACAGCACCATGCTGTTGTCCGACAGCCACGCCAGCACGTTGTCTTGGCCGGTGTCGCGTATCTTGATGCTCTTGATCTCGGCGGTGTCCGATTCGGGCGGCACAACGCCCAGCGCCGCGCACACGTCGTCCAGCGTGTACTCGCGGTCAGGGTGGAACTCGACCAGCCGCGCCTCGAAGTTGCCCCTGCCCCGCTTCAGGTTGACGCTGCCGGGGATGCGGCAGTTGCGGACGGCGTTGGTCGCGCCTGGGTCAGTGTAGCCCGCGTCGGCGATGGCGGTGATGGCCGCGGTGAAGTCTGCCTTGGACGGCTGTTCGCTGAATGCGTAGCCCCACTGGAACGACCCTTCTGACGTTTCCATGACCCACGTCGGGGCCAGCGGCGGCTCTTTGGACTTGGTGCCGATGTCGTCCAGCATCATGAACAGGACATACTCGACGTTTTCTGACTTGGCAGATGGCTTGCCGTCCACGAAGCGGTCAACGATGAACGACCCGGTGTTGACGTACCACGCATCGCCCGGCTTGATGTTGGCCTTGGCCGGCAGGAACGACGGGAAGGTAGCCTTCGGCGCCCCATCGCCGTGGTAGACCATCTCGCCGCCGACCAGCGTTGGCTTCTGCTTCAGCAGCAGCGCCGTCTCGCCCGTCTCGAACGCCAGCTTGGTGACGTATTCGATAAACTTGGTGCGATCCTCACTCATCGCAGTACTCCTATTTTCCGTAACGTTGCATGATAGCCACTTCCGCGTTCAGCGGCAGGCCGGCGGCCCAGAGCGGCGGTGTACACATGATCTTGACCAGCGCGGCAGCGGCGTCCTCGGCGGTACTGGCGTCGGTCTCCAGCACGATTTCGTCGTGGACGTGCAGCACTACGTCGAATCCTTCTTCCTCCAACCGCCGCAGCGCGTGCCGCAGCAGATCATTGGCGATGGCCTGTGTGATGTTTTCGCAGGCCAGTCCGCGCCACAGGCGGGCGCGGGGCCATTCCTTTGCGTCAGCGGCGGGCTTCCACGCCGCCTTGGCGTATGTGATGTTGCCCTCCTCATCGAAGCGGGCGAACGGGTAGCATAGCACACGGCCTGACGGCAGGGCATACCAAAGATGCTGCTTGTCGAACAAATATGTCACGCGCCCGGCGCTGATCTCTTGGCCTGGGTGGCGCATGGCGCCGGTGTACGCCCGCTCCAGCCCCGTCCAGTAGTTGACCGACCACGGGTTCGCCCGGCGCCAGCCGTCCACCATCTTGCGACTGTCGCTCTCGGTCAGGATGACGTTGTAGATGCGGCCCATGCTGGCGAAGGCACCCACGCCGCCGGCGAAGCCGCAGGCCAATTCCTGCACCTTGCCGATCTGGCGCTGATCCTTGTCCACGTCATCATAGCGGACGTGGAAGGTCGCGGCGGCGTTGTGCTTGTACACGTCCTCGCCGCGCGCGAAGATGCCCAGCTTCTCTGCGCCGCTGTTGGTGTTCGACGCCCAAGGCGTCACCCGCGCCTCAATGGCGGCCCAGTCGGCCACCACCAGCCGCTTGCCTTCGGGCGCCATCAGCGCCGGGCGCAGCATTCCCTTCAGCACGTCGGTGATCCGGCGTCCGAACTGCGGCACGATCTTGTGGCCGCGCACCATCGCTTGCCGTGCTAGTGCAGGGTCAGCGGCGCATCGTCGGGGGAAATTATGAACTTGCAGTCCAAATGATGAAGCGCGGCCTGTAGCACTACCTCCAGCGAATACGAACGCTCCTCTAACTCGTTGATCCTCATCGTCTGCAAGCGCAGCCGCGCGCGCAAACTTTGCAACAGACGATGCCCAGAGGTCATCCGCGCATTGGATAACTTCAGCGACGATGGCCGGTACTTCATCGGGGTTTTCCTCTGCCAAAGCCAACAGATTGAAACGGACGTTCTTGTCGATTGATAGCTTGGGTTCGCCATCCTTGTAAACCGTCGCCAGCTTGAGCGCCTGCGGCCCGACGCGATCCAGCACCCACGCCCGCATCTTGGGGCTGCGGACGGACGTGATCTCGCCGCCGGTGGCCTCCTCGACCGTCTGCTGGATGTCGGCGGACTCGGCGTCGGCGTAGCCCACGGCGGCCAGCGCCAGCGGGCGATCCAGCAGGACGCCGCGGTCGTTGATCCGCTCGTTGGTGTGGTAGTCGCGCAACTCATCAGCGGACAGTTCGCGCTGGGCCTGGGCGATGGCCCGCATGGCGCGCACATCCTGCGCGCCGTACACCCTAAACTCACCAAACAGCGCGGGGTCGTTGTTAAACGGCGGGATGCAAATCTGCCGTATCAACTGCTTGCCCCTATGATCCTTCTTCATACTGGCGCCTACAAACCGGCCCACATCTTCCAGACTACCCGGCGCGCAGTTGGCGCGGGCCTGAGCGGCGGTGCAGTACCATTGTTCTAGCGCTGGCGTTGGCACACCAAAATCAGGGCAAACGACAAACTCAAATATGAGCCTATCAAACCCGGCGTTATGAAAGCGCATCTGGCCGCCGGCGCGAATGTGTTCTTTGACACGTTCTGGAAAAGGACGCCCGCAGGACGGCCACCATTCTTCAACTTCCTCATCGTCAAACGCCCAGTTGAACAGCAATAGCTGCGTGGAAGGGTGCTGGGCGTAGTTATATGCGCCAGCCACCGGCAGATTGCACTCACTGCGCGTTTCCGTGTCGCCCCACAAAATGCTCATTCTGCACCTTTGCGCTTCGTATGCCAGTGACGGTGTTCATACGTGTGGACACGGTGGCAATTAGCACACAGCACATCACACTTTGCCATTTCAGCCCTAAGGCGATGCAAAGCGACCTTTGGGTCTTGGCTGATGTTAAAAAGTTTTTCGCCGCGGACGTGGTTAAAGTCTAACGCCGCTGCGTGCGCGTTATATCCGCATACAGCGCAGCCGCGCTCCATCTTTACTGCGTTTATGATTTCGCGGCGTTCAGCCTGAAACCGGCGTGTTCTGCCAATTTTGTTAGGTGAGTTCCGCTGGCAGCGAAGCGCGCAGTATTTCTGCCAAGGCCGCGCAGGCGTAAATTCCGCGCTACAGGTTATGCAAATGCTCATGGATGCCTCACTTCATCCGCTACTAGCCGGGGCGGCCCAATCCGCCCCGGCGTTCGCTGCCCAGTTTACGCGCGGCGCCGGCGGCGCGGTGCGTCTTCAGCCGGGGCTTCCGCTTCCGCAGCGTCTTCCTCCGCCGGGGCTGCGTCCATGCCCGACCACTTCACGATGTCAAACACCGGCGTGTAGATGCGGCCATAGCTCTTGTGCTGGTAGTGTTCCTTCTTGAGGCGCACCACCGGCACCGGCTTGTCCTGGTCTTTATCGACCTGTTCGGCGATGGCCACGGCCAGACCTTGCACGGCGCGCTTACCGCCGACGCTGGTCACGCTGTAGCGGACTTGCATACCTTCGTCCTCGCCGTTGGTGCATGCCAGCGTCATGCCGATCTGCATTTCCCAGCCGCGCTTGGCGGACGGAGGCGCGGCGTCGAGTTCAGGCAGAGGCTTAGAGACGCTGACCATCGTCTCGGCCAGCACTTCACCATCACCCCAGGCGATGTAGCCGTGGACGAAGCTGAACGGATTGACGGCCCACAGGCTGTCATCCTCGACCTCGGTCTGATCGGCACCGAAGACCCAGTGGCCAGTCTTGTCCATCTTGAGGATGGCCATACCGCCAGCACCAGCCGACGATTCGATGGAGCGCAGCGCGGACGCCAGAGACTTAACAGACGGCAGATTCGAGCCGCCAAACTTGGAGAGTTCATTCGACATTATCGTGTTCCCTTACTGGATTTTGGCCATAGCCTTTTTGAGCATGTGGCCGATTTGCAACACCGCGGGCCGGGGGTCATTCCCCGGTGCCAACGTGTTACCTGTGGAGACGGCGACCACCAAGTCGTCCGGCAATTCGATCTTCATCTTCTTCAGCGCCTTGTCGGCCACTGCGGGCGTGATGGCCTTCGGTTCGCCCCACGCTTCCACGCCCACGCTTGTCAGGAAGGCCACAGCCTTGTCTTCGTCGGCCCACTGGCGGGTCGCGCGCTTCGGCACCAGCTTCCAGTCGCCCACCGGCTTGCCCTCGGTCAGCATCTGTTCCGCCAGCGCCCGCAGGCCAGAGATGAAGTCTTCCACCAGCGGCACCTGATCCAGATAGTGCGCGATCTGATCCACCGGCAATGCGTCCAGCTTGGTCGCCAGCAGGCGATCCACAGCGCCGGTCATCACCGGGCAGACAGGCTTGGCAGCGCACCACTTGCAGTGGTCACCGGCCTTCAGCGGTGCGTCAGGCTTCAGCGCCCGGGTGACGGCAGCCTTCAGGTCAGCCTCAAAGGCCTTGATGCGCTCGACCGTGGTCACCCACCGCTTGACGCTGGGCGGCTGCACAATGATCAGTTCGACCTCCTCCACGCCCTCAAACACCCACTTGGTGGCGTCCGTCCGCATGGCGGCGGCGGCGTAGAACATCAGTTGGGCGTTTTCCTCAGCGCCGACAGGTATTCCGTCACCGAATTTCCAATCCAGCACAACAGCGCGCCAGCCAATGCGGCCCAGAAAATCAGTACTACCAAAAACGTCAGGCAGATAATCCCCAAAACCCACCCGGCTTTCGACAGCATATTCCATCCTCCCTTCGGGGTCGATCTCATCCAGCGCGGCCAGCGCGGGGCGCAGCTTGCGCTCGATCAGGTCTTCATCCAGCGTAATGCCCTCGTAGGTGCGCCCCAGATAGGCTTCTGGCGGCTTGTTCTTGTCCAACACGTCCGCGATGGTGTCGTGCAGCAGCGTCCCCTCATTGGCGTAGCTGCTGCTGGGCTGCGGCGGCATCTTGTCCACCAGC